GATTATGTAGAAGAACAATGCCGTTTTTATGATTATGAATTAATTTTTGTTCGTCATCATCAAAGTTCGCTTTTGACTCAAAAAGTTTATGAGAATAAGTATCAACTACTAAATCTCCCGTTTTAGCATCAAGGGCAACAAGTCTTTCATATGCTGTTCCGTCTAATTCTTGTAGCATACGACCAGTTTGAATATATAGTTGCTCTTGTACTTGCTTAGGTAGAGGTAATCTTCTGAACTTATCGTGATACTCCTTCGTATTAACTTTCTTGTAGTTAACGCTATAGTCGTTCTTATCACCTTTTTTAGCCTTAACAAAAGCTTCATTTTCTTCAACTCGGACTTCATTCTGTCTTTGGCCAAGCTCCTCCTGCTTCTGTTGCCATGCGTCCCAATCATCCACAGCGGGCGCAATCTGACAACGGCAATATGGGTGGAGTGGTGGGAAGTTCACGCCCACTTGCATATCCTCGAACCTAAACGTAGATCCATTCACGCCTTCGCACTCTTCGCAGGCGCGCTCGTCATGCACCACCTCGATGGTGTAGGAGTCGAAACCTTCACGCTTCAACTCCTCAACCTGCGCCATGCGTGAAACGTAAGTGCCCTCGGTGTAGACCAGGCGCATGAGTGACGACTGCGGAACGTCCACAAAGCGCTTCTCAAGAGCCTTCGCGATTCGCTGGTATGAATCACCGCGCGCGAGTGCCTTCGACATATCCTGCGCCACGTAAGACGCGAGGGTCTCCGTGTTGTCCCAGATGCGCTGGGAGTATGAAGTGTTTCCCGTCCACACCGTATCAACGAATCGGCGAACCGCGTCAGAGTCCATACTGTAGAACGACCGACCAAATCCCATCGCTTCAGCCGCTGTGTTTGCACCGCGTAGAGACTGGCGCACGATGTGATTGTCTATGCGCTGAACCACATCGCCCGTTGCTTGGTAGAGGTGCAAGCGTGCGGACGCCTGTAAGCCTTCGAGCCTGTTCAGTTGGTAAATGCTCTTACGCACATCCACAATGGACTGCATATCCGGGTGCTGGCGTAGAAACTCGTCACAGTCACGGATAAGAAGCTCGCGGTCTTTCGGGTCCATCGTCTCCATAAGACGGCGATACTCCAGGACGCCATTCTCGCCATAGCGTTGATAGTACTCCGCAATCTCGCGATTCAAGCGACGAAGCTCGCTTTCGTAGGCGTTATGGACGCGTATCGACAGAGCGCGTTCGTCTTTCTCCATCGCTGCGTCAGCGAGTGTTTGGCGCTGGTGCCAATACGAGTCCATGTTGCTCCTTAGTTATTGTTTTCGTCTGTGCGGTCTGGGACCATCTGCGCAGCCTGCTCGGCGCGTTCGTCGGCCATGCGCTGCATCTCAGCCTGTGGCGAGTCAACGCACGACAGAACGGACAACTGCGTCTCCTCGGACGTAATGCCGGAAAGATTGCCCGCAATCTGAGACTCTTCAAGTAGGTTCGATGGCAGGTTACGTGTGAAGGTGGCGCGAACGGTCGTCCATGCTTTAGCGTCTAGGCGTGTGTTTCCTGCGTAGTTACAAAGCAGCTTCCAGCGCCTGGATAGTGAACGGCGGAACTTCCTCTGCTTTACTACAGCGATATCGCTCATAGCCTGCAGGCGATACTTGATAGCAATGCCGGAGCTAGTATCGAACTTCTCGCTTGAGAGGTCTGACACCATCGACAGAACGAAGATAAGACGCTCCACACGATCAATGAAGTTTTCCTGCGTGCCGTCTGCGTCAGGCTTAGACAGAAACTCAACGGTGACGTTTGCCGAGTCCCTAGAGTCCAGGTTGATAATGCGCGAATCTCTCAGATTCTGAAGCGTCTGATCGTCTAGGCGCGCGCCGATAATCTTCAGATATGCATCAGCGTAATACTCGACATCGTTAGCCTTCTCGGAGATTGCCTTGTTGTACGCGTTAATGAGTGACATGACGCCCTCAAAGAGTCCCAGGCGCTCCTCATTGTCTACATACTCAACCACAGGTACATCGTCAAAACCGTGGATGACAGGCTCACCGAAGATGACCTTCGAGCCGTCCATCACGAACGGCGTCTCGAACATGGAATCGTAGAGCGTGCCGCGGAGTGTGTCGCGAGCATTGTCGAAAAGGTTATCGTCCAACCAGAAGCGCACCGCGTAGATGATGTCATTTTCTACCGTGTCATCGCGGACAACGAAGCAATTCATCGGTGTCACGGAGCAAGAACGCGCGAAGGCTTCCTCGTCGCGCCACATCAGCTCGTAGCCTGCGCCATAGATGTCCGCCAGCTTTGAAAGCTCTGCGTCTAAGTCATCGGAATCGTTGACTGCGCTCCACACATCCAGATACTCCGCGAATGCTTCATCGTCTGCCATTGTGCGAATAGGAACGCCCAAGAAGTAGCCGACCATGGAGTCCACGATCTGCTTGGCGAAGTTGGCCACGAGTCTATTGTCCGGCTTGTATTCTGCCTTCTCCTTTTGGTGCAGAATGTCGTGGTCGCCCTCGTATGCTTTGCGAAGACTGGCCAAGCGGTTAACCTGCTTCGAGCGATAGTCCACCAAAAGCTTGCCAAGAAGCTCCGCGGTCATCTGTGTGTCCTTTGGTAGACGGTAGCCGCCCCTTGGCTCAAACGTGGAAGCGTTTGCTCCCTTAACGTCAGCACCCACTAAATGCCTCCTCTAAATAGTCGAATGGTTGGCGCGTTATCATGTAAGCGAATAGCGCATGAGAGAGAGTCAGGCGCGTCATCGTGCTCCGCTCCCTCGGTAAAGTCCATGACTTCGTTCCAGTAATCGACGCTGGCTTCGCGGACACTCTCAAGCCTGGACAGCTTGGACCAAGTGCCGCGGCCATACGTCGCAATTTTGATGAACTTGTTGGCAGTCTCTGAGTATGTATGGACAGGCAGCCCGTACCCGTCGAGTTTGTCGGCCACGTACCCCTTATCCGCATTCTTCTCCATGTACACCGTGCCAAGTCTCAGCTCGCGGTGTAGCTCCAAGATGCGCGCCATGCAGCGGTCAACGTGCGTCTCGCGGTACAACTCGCCGTGAACGTAAGCTTTATCGTCCATCCACTTGATACACGTGATTGCCGTACCGTCCGAGCCACCATAGGCCGCATCAACATGCATGATGCCGTCGAAAAGAAGGCTCTCGTCTTTGAAGGTCTTACAGTCGCCCTCAAAGACCACGCCTTCCTCTGCCACATGGCGCAGTTCGTAGTTAGCCGCAAAGAGTGAGTGCGTCATTGACGCTTTTAGTTCTGTAGCAGCGTCCACACTCACGAGCCCCGTGGTATCCCATGGCCACTTCTCAGCGGGCGGCATGATCGTGAACGCGTCGTCTTTGTGCCACGGTGTTCCCGTGTTGATGATGCGTCCGCCGCGGTTCTTGACGTTCTGAAGCTCGCGGTAAATCTGCTTTGTGCGCTCACGCTCGGCGCGGCTCACGCGGTCACGTAGTGTGACGATATCGTCCGTGAAGATGATGTCCCAGTGCTTACCGGTAAGCGAACCGCCAATGCCGATGCCCGTCAGTTGCGGGGAGCCGGAGACGTTACACGCCAGGCTCGTCGAGATTGCCGTAGAGCTTGCCGTGGTCAGCTTCAGTGGCTGGCCATAGATGCTCTGCGCAATCTCCTGGGTGAGCGGATGCTCGACCATGCGTTTGACTGCCGCGAGTACTTCCGCGACGTCATTCTCGCCTTTGCGTTGGAATCCCACCGTCAAGTCCGGACGGGTGAGCAATATCAACCACAGAGCCACCTCGACGCAGGTCGTCTTGTATGAACCTCGATGGGACTGAAGCGTCATGTCGCCCGCGCCAAAGACCATCTCATGGATCCATCCGTCGTGGAGTCCTTCGCGCAGAAGGTCGTAGCCTAGCTCATGCGCCAGGCGAACCGGATGCTTGGCTATAAGTGTCGCGAGTGCCCTATTTGTCTCCATCGCTCTCTACCTCGTCGAGCAAGCTCTTAAACGCGGCGCTAGCTTCCTTAGCGTTTGCGGACACTTCCATCTGCTGCACCGGCTTCTGTCCGGAAGAATCGCGAACGAACTCGGCCGCGCGGACGTCTCCTTCGAGTGCCTGGGCGAGCATGGCAAGTGCCATGGCTTCGCTGGCGGTCACGTTCTTACCCGTGAGCCCTGCGATAGTGGACGCCTGAGACAGCTTGCCAGGCTTCATTGGCATGGCCAAGAGATCCAGAAGCGTCTCGCGAATCTCGCGCCTGCGCTTCTGCACCGCGTTAGACTTTGCGGCGCCCTTCTTTCCTATCTCGCTCAGCTCCGCTTTAGTGCGCGCGCTGTTAGGCGTTAGGTTCTTCGCCGCGTTCGGATTGTTTAGTCTTGCCATCTAGCTCCCTAATAATTTCCAACTCACGCTCGGAGAGGTCGAATGTATACTCTTCCACTCGTGCCTCTGCTCGTGCCTCTGCTCGTGCCAGCCTGCGCGTCATATCGCTCGA